ATCAAGAACATTTAATATACAACAACTGAGTACCCAAGATAATGATTGGCTCAAGATTATTTCTGTTGGCTCTAATGGTACTCTTTGTGTTATTCAAAACGACCAAGGCTCAAGCCTCGGTTGCTGAGATAGGTGGAGTGTCTGAGGTTTCAGGCAACGCACAGATAAGAAGAGAAGCGTCTCCGTTTACCGCAGACTTAAAGTTTTCGGTGCAATCCAACGATGAGGCCGTTACCTCTAACGGCCGTATGGCTATTACATTTCTAGATGACTCGACCGTAAAGCTGACTGAGCATAGTCAACTGACAATCGACGAATACATCTACGATCCAGACCCCTCTAAGTCTAAGATGGCGCTCACCTTTGGGCTAGGCACCGCTAGGTTCATAAGCGGAAAGCTAGGGAAGATAGACAAAAGAAACATATCCCTCAAGACTCCCACGGCTGATATTGCTATTCGCGGGACTGATTTTACTGCAACGGTAGACGAGTTGGGGCGTAGCCTTATTATCTTATTGCCCGACCAGTACGGTGTATCGAGTGGGGAGATAGAAGTTATTACTGCTATGGGGACTGTATTGCTCAACAAGCCGTATGAAGCCACAACTGTATCGGTGTTTGAATCTTCGCCCTCTAAACCTGTTATCTTAGATTTGACCTTAGATTTTATTGATAACATGCTCATTGTCACACCGCCTAAAAAACAAGTAGTGCTTGCTGAAGAAAGAACTTCCAAAACGGCTAATATATTAGACTTTAACGGGTTAGACATCGATTATTTAGAAGAAGATTTGTTAGCCGAGGACGATTTAGAATTTACCGAACTGGACATTAACTACCTAGACGTTAACTATCTTGAAGACTTACTTAATATATTAGACGCCTTGGGTATTGCAAAGGAGGACGACAAGTTAGCACAGGTTTCAGGCGTCACGGTTACTGGAACAGCGCTGGGGATAGACGCCGACACTCAGATAACGACTCTTGTCACGGGTCAAACTATAAGTCTTATTAGAAATGTCAACGAATACACTAGGTTGGATCTTGATACGAGTGGCGGGTACACCGTCATCCTAATACAGGATGGCGTATCTAATGTCATTAAGATTAATGGTGGCGACTCTACAATTAGGATACTACAAGAAGGATGAAGAAGTTAATTATAGGCGCTATCGCCGCGTTTTTGTTTACGGCCCTAATCTATCAACCCACGTTAGTTGAGATCATCAAGCTAAGAACGTTTGATGCTTTAGTACAAACAGCAGAGCCCACCGGCGCTACCGTGCTGTTGAACCTAACAGAGTCCGACATACAAAACGAGGGAGGTTGGCCGTTTCCTAGAGAAAGACTAGCAGAAATACACGTAGATTTACTAAACGCCGGGGCCACTTCTGTTGCATGGGTTGCCGTCTTTAGTGAGCCCGACAGGTTTGGCGGTGATGGTATTTTTGCAAAAGCTTTGTCGTACCACCCTAGTGTTATCGCGATGTTTGAAACGGAGGGCTACAAAGAGATACCTCAAACAGAAGGCACCGTAATACTGGGCGATGATCTTGGCGGCATAGACGCTACAGGAGTCACACAAAACATTGAGATTTTTAGGTATGTATCACTACAGGGTATAGTTTCCGCACCAGTTGATGTTGATAACTTAGTTCGTAGAATGCCTCTGTTAATGCGTAGTCCAGACGGATGGATGGCTAGTTTTGGCACCCAATTGTTAAAAGCTGTAACAGGTACTAATACCTACGTAATAAAAACCAATGCCAACGGAATAGAAGAGGTCCGTGTAAAGCAATTAAACCCTATACCTACTGATACTTTTGGCAGAGTCTGGGTAAATTGGATCGCGCCTCACGAAACATCTTTAGATAAAATGGATGTAGAGGGGAAGATGGTTATAGTAGGGACTACGGCTAAGGGCATTCTTCCGCAAGTTTCTACTCCCAAAGGGCTTTTATACCCTCATCAAATTCAAGCTTCTTTTGTTGAAACCATGCTTCACGCGTCAAACAAGTCTATGCCCCGGATACCGCAAGCCTCGCTCCTCTATGAGATGCTTAACTTTGTCTTTGGGGTGCTGTTAGTGTATTTATTTATCAACTACCTAGGGGTGTACCTAGGGATTACTTTTTCTGCGTTAGCTATTGGAGGTATGGGCGTACTAGGGTATATGTTAATACAAAGAGGGCTTCTAATAGATGTAACGTGGACAATGATTTCTCAGTTTGTTGTGGCATCTGCTACTTTTTATCTTAATTACAAAGAACAATACAAGCTTAGACAACTGATTAAGAAGCAATTTGAACATTACTTAGACCCCCGGCAGGTAAAGAGATTGCAAGAAAACCCCGAATTACTCAAGTTAGGGGGTGAAAAACGTTACTGTACGTTCTTATTTACGGACGTGCGCGGGTTCACGGCCCTATCAGAGAGTGTAAGCCCCGAAGAAGTGACGTATATAATGAATAAGGCCCTTACTGCACAACAAACTGCTGTAAAAAAATTTGGAGGCTGTACAGACAAGTTTATCGGAGACGCCATGATGGCAATATTCGGTGCTCCTTTGGACCTAGAAGGGCACGAAGAAAAAGCAATACAATGTGCTAAACAAATACAGCTAAACATGGCCGAATTAAATGTCGAGTTTGAAACAGAAGGTTTGCCGCCCATTAAGATTGGCATAGGTATTAACAGCGGCGAGGCCATCATAGGGAACATGGGATCAGAACAACGGTTTGACTACACCGCTATTGGCGATGCTGTAAATGTTGCGGCTCGGTTAGAGTCCGGTACTAAAGCGGCGGGCGTAGATGTCTTGATAGGAGATAAGACTGCACAAAACGCTTGCAGTAGGTTACAATTATTACCTCCAATAGAAGCTAAAGGTAAATCTGAGAAATTACAGGTTTATACTATACACCATAAGGGGTGAGAATAATTACAATTATACCCTTTCTTTAAAAGTGAGATGAAATGCCCCTTACTAAATTGCAGTTTAGACCCGGTGTTAATCGTGAAACCACGTCGTATACGAACGAGGGGGGATGGTTTGATTGCGATAAAATAAGGTTTCGGTTTGGAACGCCTGAAAAAATAGGCGGTTGGGCAAAAAAATCTGGGCGATCTTACTTAGGTACCGCACGAGCTTTGCATCCTTTTGTAGCCCTAGACAGTACTCAATTTTTAGGTGTGGGTACACATCTGAAATACTACGTAGATGAGGGTGGTGGTTTTAACGACATTACGCCTTTACGTGTTTCTACTGCGGCGGGCGGCGTTGTATTCTCCGCGACCAACGGCTCTTCAACCATTACAGCGACTGACTCCAATCACGGGGCTCTTGCCGGGGACTTTGTAACCTTTAGCGGTGCGGCTACTCTTGGCGGAACCATTACAGCGGCTGTTTTAAATCAAGAATACGAAATTGTTGCTGTTACTAGCGTTAATGCTTATACCTTTATTGCTCGCACGGTCAGCACGGTTGCGGATAACACCGTTGACGGAGTTCTAGTCTACGTTCCGGTTGTGGCTAACGGGTCTGATTCGGGTAATGGTGGCGGAAGTATTATTGGAGCTTATCAAGTTAACATCGGACTAGACACTACGGTGTCCGGAACCGGTTGGGGCGCAGGTACATGGGGCCGTGATACATGGGGTTCTAGTGCTAGTTTGCTTGTTTCGGGCTCTACTTTACGTATATGGACCCACGATAATTTAGGTGAAGACCTGTTAATTAACGTTCGGGATGCCGGAATATTTTACTGGGACAAAAGTGCGCGGTCCGCGCCTTTCCGACCTGCACAAGCTTTATCCGATTTATCCACGGACCCTACGACGCCAACCATTGCTAAACAAGTCCTTGTATCCGATGTTGACAGACACACGATAGTGTTTGGGTGTGATGCTCAGAACTCTATTGGCGTTCAAGACCCCTTGCTAATAAGGTTTTCGAATCAAGGTAACCCGTTGGTTTGGGAGTCTTTGGCTACCAACACTGCCGGTGACTTGAGGTTGGGTTCGGGTTCTGAAATCATTATGGCCGTAGAAACAAAACAACAAATCATGGTGTGGACCGATTCCTCGCTACACGCTATGCAGTTTATTGGGCCTCCGTTTACTTTTGGTATTACGCAGGTTGCTGAGAACATAACTATTGCTAGTCCATTGTCCGCCGCCGCAGTAGATGACAACATCTATTGGATGGGTGTTGAAGATTTCTATATCTACAGTGGGCAGGTTCAAAAACTACCCTGTAGCGTTAGAAGTTACGTGTTTGATGACTTTAATAGTGCTCAAAGTGAGAAAGTATGTGCCGGCGTCAACTCCAGTTTTTCTGAAATATGGTGGTTTTACCCGTCTGCAAGCAGTGCTGAGAACAATAGATATGTTGTTTTTAACTATCAAGAGCAGGTTTGGTATTATGGCGAGCTTAACCGCACCGCGTGGCTAGATCGGGGTATTACGTCTAACCCTGTCGGGGCCAGTACCGATAATTACTTGTACTTGCAGGAATCTGGTTTTGACGACGGTAGTACCTCTCCCGTATCTGCGGTAACCTCGTACATAGAAAGTAGTCAAATGGATATTGGTGACGGTGATCACTTTGTGTTCTTAAAGCGTTTAATACCCGACATTACCTTTGCAGACTCCACCGCAACGTCGCCTTCGGCTAACTTCACGTTAGAAGCTCGAAACTTTCCGGGAGAAAACTATACTAACTCGGACACTAATCCTGTGGTAAGAAGTGCTACGGTACCGGTTGAGCAATTTACAAATGTTGTAAACTTGAGGTTGCGGGGCAGATCGTTTGCTCTAAAAGTAGAATCTTTGAACACAGGCGTTGGTTGGAGATTAGGGTCGCCTAGAGTAGACATGAAACAAGACGGGAGGCGTTAATGTCTAGGGGCTTAGTACAACCGCAGTTTCCCAACCCGCCAAAAGAGTACAATGAAACCTATATGGCGGAAGTTGTACGCTCGTTTTCGGTACTATTGCAACAAATTAACAACCCCGGCCCGTGGCGAGCTACTAATATAACCTTAACAAACTTGCAAACAGACGACCAAGGGTTAGAATTAGGTGCGCTGTTTCAACAAGACGGGGATGTTAAAGTAACTATTCTGTATAAACCTCACCCTAGAGGTAATACAGCAACTGGAGCGGTGGGTTCAACTACCGTAATAATTTCATGAGTGAAGATACTGTTTTTTGTAACAATTGTAGTTGTGTTTTTATCCAAAACCCGGCTTTATCGTCTTATCAAACCGAGAAATGTCCTGATTGCGGCAACTCTTGGACGGGTGATGAAAAACGAAGTACAATGATTGAAGTTACAATGCCAACAGCTTTGTCAGGTGGAGCAGGATAATGGGTCAACCAGCGTTAAAAGAAGAAGAACTTTTAGAAATTGAAGAAGTTCCTGAAGGCGGTATTGGCGATTTTGCCATGTCTGACGAAGACTTTTCGGTTTTAGAGACGGAAGAGGCTGAAAGCCAAGTTGGCACCGCAGGTATTGCTAACGTCCTAGAATTTACAGGCGTTTCTAAAAGAATGGCTTCTTTAGGCCGGTATGGCGATGACATGGTTGTCCACGTCGAAACCGGAGAACTTGTTGTACCTCGCCGTTTGATCGAGCAAAGCCCCGAATTAAAAGAATCTATCTTTAAACATTTGCGTGAGCAGGGCATTACTGACCCTGAGCGTTATGTTGTAGGGTCTAGTGAAAATAGTATTAACCCTGACACAGGTTTAATGGAGTTTGGTTTCTTCTCTAAACTGTTTAAAGGTGTTAAAAAAGTATTTAAGAAAATTGGTAAGGCTTTGAAGAAAGTTGCCGGTTTTGTATTGCCTATTGTGGGAACTATGATATTTGGCCCTATTTGGGGTGCGGCTATGGGTTCAGGTATTGCTACCTTAATTCAAGGCGGTAATCTCAAAGACGCCTTTAAGTCCGCGCTTCTGGGTGGAGTGATGGGTGCTGTTACTACAGGTATTGGTGGTGCTCTTAGCAAAACAGGTACCGCAATGGGTAATATTCAAAAGGCGGCCAGTACATCTAACTTATCCGCCGGTTGGAGCAACATAAAAAGTTCTCTTGGCGGTGTCGATACGGGGCGGTCCGCCCTTAGCTTTGACAACATGTCTACCGGACCGGCCGCTAACGCCTTAACGCCTGCGGAAATTGCGGCTCAATCTACTGCCGCACCAGGAATTGATCAAAGTATGACTACCGCGCAAATTGAAGCAGGTCTTGATCCAAACACAGTAGTAAGTGATCCCAATTCAGCAGTCTCTGGTGCACTTTCTGATGGTCCCGGAGCTAGTGTACCAACTCTTGGGGATAAATTAGGAACTCCACCTCCCGGCGCTGAACAAGGTTTCTTTGATAACGCCGGCGATGTCATGTTCCGTGGCGGTGAGACTAAAGCGGACATTCTGGCGAGAGCGGCAATAAAAGGCAAAGAAGCCGGAATTAGAGCAACCAATATGGGTTATAGTAAGGCCGGAATTGATGCGGCTATTGCGGCGGCCGAACAAGCCGCAGGACCCGGCATGTTAGCTAGATTTGGTCCAACTGCTCTTGCCGGAACCGCCTTAGCGGGTGCTACAGGCATGTTTAAAGTACCGCCTATGGAAGACCTTAATCTTGTTGATACAAACGCCGACGGTTCAATGGTGTCAGGGTCCGATCTAGTCAACAGAGACAAAGAAAAGTACATGCTTGCTGACTTAGGTTCTAATGTCTACGACCCGTACAACGTTGGCCCCGCTGACGCGGTGGAAGCCGAAGAAGAAGAAATTGAAGAATCAGGTTACGGCTATGATCCTTTGAACCCAGATAGCGTTTTTGATAGACCCTACGTCACAGCCGCTGATGGCGGAGCCATATTCCCACGAAGAAATGGCGGCATAATGCCTGATGAGGGTGTTCCAGATGAAGATAGTGTACGCGCCATGCTCATGCCCGGTGAATTTGTAATGACAACCGACGCTGTAAAAGGATTAGGTAACGGTAACGCTAAGAAAGGCATACAAAATATGTACGATGTGATGCGGAATTTAGAGCGTAGAGGGAGGGCAATGGCGTAATGGCTACTGAAACCACCCAAACGATTGTACGCGAAGCGCCCGATATTGAGGCTTATAAAATTGGCCTCCTTCAATCCGCTAAAAACCTAGCAAACCAAAGCGTTGGTATGAAAGTACCCGCGACGGATGCTCAGGGTAACCCCGTATTAGATGCTCAGGGTAACCCCACCTTTGCACAAGAAACATACTTAGATGCGGACGGTAACGAACAATCCAGAGACGTTAGACAGCTCCCCCGACAAGAGGTTGCAGGGCAAGACGCTCTACAAACTCAAGCGTATGACTTAGCTAAAGAAGGTGTGGGCGCATACAAACCCTATGTTGAAGGCGCAGGGTACACCATGGGTGACTCTGTTGCCGCGTTAGGTGGAACGTTTAACGCAGAAACAGGTCAGATGGAAGGCGGCGTAATGCAAGACGCCCAACCTTTCCAAAGAGACGCCAACACACTGATGGCAGGTGCGGCGGCGGATGCTTCCGCTCAAGTTGGCGCAGGTCAAACCGGTATTGCAAACGCAATGAGCCGTGGTATAGCTGATACGGGTAAAGGCCAAGCTGGTTTAGCAGAAGCGGCCCTCGGCGCACGGACCATGGCTAACCAAGGCATGACCGATCAATTAGCGGCGTATGACGCTATACCCGGTCAAATTGCACCCGCTCAACAAGCAATGTCGCAATCTGGAGTTATGGCTCAAGATGTAGCTAAAGCTTCTAGGGAAGGCGCAACTAATGTTACGGAAGGATTAGCAGAACAACTAGCTTCGGCTACCCAAGGCAGTCAACAAGCGGCGGCAACGGGCGCTCAAGAAGTTTTAACGTCGGCTCGAGCGGCAGAGGGTCTTACAGACCTTGCGGCAGACCAATCTCGCCAACAAGCGGCTACCGCGCAACAGGGTTTAGCTGACGCATCCGCCGGTGGTTTAGGCGCATATGCTGATGCCATGAAAGGCGTTAATCAAGTCTCTCAAGCGGCTCAAAGTATACAAGATCAAACTAGAACAGGCAGTTTAAACGCCGCTCAACAAGGTATTTCGCAACTAGCGGATACTACGCAAGCTTACGATCCGGCCTCCGCCGGCGCGTATATGAACGAGTACGAAGATGCCGCTGTACAACAAGCATTAAAAGACGTTCAAAGAGCCGGCGACATTCAACAGCAAGGTAATCGTGCTAATGCCGTAGGTGCAGGCGCTTTTGGTGGTTCTCGTAGTGGAATTATGGAGACTGAAACTGCTCGTAATACGCTTGAGCAACAAGCTAGAACTGCGGCTCAGATGCGTCAACAAGGCTTTGAAAGCGCGGCCACACGCTCGCAACAGGGCTTTGAACAACAACAAGCTAGAGCGCAAACCGCCGCTCAAGCAACTGGACAACTAGGTCTGTCTGCTGAAGAATTATCGTCTAAAGTTGGCATGCAGGCTCAAGGCTTGAACCAACAAGGTGCTATTGCCGGCGGTCAAATGGGTCTATCTGCAAATCAGCAAGCCGGTGCAAATGCCGCGCAGGCTGGTCAAATGGGCATGTCTGCGGAGCAAATGGCGCAACAAGGTGCTATACAAGCTGGTCAGCTTGGTGTCTCGGCAGGTCAGGCCGCAGGTCAAATGGGTATGTCTGCGCAAGCTCAAGCCGCGCAAAATGCTCAAGCGGTAGCTCAACAAGGTATGTCTACCGAACAATTAGCGGCTCAAACAGGTCTTAGTGCCGCCGCGACTACCGGACAGATGGCGCAACAAGCGGGTCAATTAGGACTAGCCGGTGCTCAAACGCAAGCAGAAATCTCTAACCGTGCGGCTCAACAAGGTATTGGAGCGGAGCAATTAGCCGGTCAACTGGCAGGACAGTATGGTCAGATGGGTCAAGGTCTTGCCGCTCAAGGTATTGGAGCCTCTCAAACAAGTGCTAATTTAGGTCTGCAAGGCGCTGAATTGTCGGGTAGAATGGGTGAAGGCATTGGTAATCTTGGAGCGCAATATGGTCAGCTTGGTACACAAGTAGCCGCCGCCCAAGGTGATGCCGCGCTACGTCAAGCAAGTCTTGGTGCAGAGCAACAAAGGTTACAACAATCGGAACAAGGCTTCCTGTTTGATGTTGGTAAGACACAACAAGCTCAAACTCAGGCAGAAATGGAAGCAAAACGTGCGTCAGATACAGCACAGTTGTACGAACCTTATCAGCGAGTTGGTTTCCTCTCAGATATTTACAAAGGGGCTCCATCTTCGCAATCTTCAATTACAAGTTCCACGGCCCCGGGCGTTTCTTCAGCGCAATCTATGCTCGGGTTAGGTATTGCAGGTCTTTCTGCGGCAGGTGGCGCGGCTAAAGCGGGGTTATTCGGATGATGAACAGAAGTGTAATGGGTAGACAAATGTTTCAGGATGGCGGAATGGCTATGCCTGATCCGATGGCAGAAACCATGCCTATGGACCCTGCAATGGGCGGAAATCCAGACAACCCGAACAACTTAGATGAGAACATGGTCAACGAAGCTATGATGGCGGCGGCTCAAGACTTTGGTAACATCGACGATGCCGATGATTATGAAGGCATGATCAATGCTATTCGTGGTGATCAAGCTCCGATGGCCGAGAGAGTTAATGAATTAGCTGAGTTAGTTGGATTAGAAGACGCGCAACAGACGCCAGAGTCCGTAGTTGCCCTAATACAGCCTGTTATGCTACTTAATAGTATGGACCAAGGTATTGGAAGCATTGCCGAAGGCGTTATGGATACCGAAATGTCAGGCGACATGACCGGTGGCATTATGTCCACGGTTAATATGGAACCACCTATGGACCCTGCTATGGCGCAACCTATGCCTATGGACCCGGGAATGGATCCGGGAATGGGAATGCCTATGGAAATGGGGGTTGGTAACGAACCGCCTGTAAATTTTAGACAAGGGGGTGCCGTCCAATACTTCGCTCCAGAAAACGAAGAAAGAGTAGTTCAACCCGTAGAAGAGTCTAGGTTATCTCAACTGTTTGCAGAACAACAAGGCGTCTTAAACGATAATTTTGGCAGAGCTCCTGTAGACCCGATGGATTTAGAGCGTGAGCGTGAAATGAATCAAGCTCAAATGCTTTTTGACGTTGCCGGTACGGCCTTAGCTTTTGCTACGCCCGGTTCGACTCAAATGAGCCCTGCTCAACGATTAGCCGAAGCGGCTACCGAAACTCAACTGTTTGATAAAATAGGTGCTCGAGCACAAAATCAAATGGACTCGGAAAAAGCGGGCAAAGAAGCTCGTCGCACCGAAAAACGCGACCTTGATTTATTGGCGTTTAAAGGCGCTCAAGATCAGTTAGACCGTGAGCTTTCTATTACTCCTGACAAATTATATGATTTTAAAGTAGTTGATGGGCAGTTAGTTAAAATTAACAATAAAACGGGTGGTACTAGTTTAGCGTTTAGTGGACCGGAAAAATTAAAATTTATGACTTTGGGTGACAACATTGTTACCGCAAACCCGCGTACCGGTGCTGTTAACGTAGCCTTCACAGACGATTCTCCGGATCGACGCATTATATCTAAAGGTCAACAACTTTTAGATGCGAAAACAGGTTCTGTAATTTATACCGCTCCTGAAAACGCGCAACTAGAAAAAGTTGGCGGGTATTTGGTTGACGTTACCAACCGGACCGCTGACGGGAATGCCACTGTAATTTTCGAAGCTCCTGAGTACGAGGTAAAAGAGTTAAACGGCGAGCTAGTTCAGTACAAAATAGGTGACCCTGACTCGGCCGTAGCTATCTTTGGCGAAAAAGGTATCGAGATTGATCCGGTGTACATGGTTCAAACTAACTCTGCTACCGGTGCTAAAAACACGTTTGACGCTACAACGCCTGCGGGAAAAGCTATTATAGCTAATGCCAATCAAGCTAATGCCGAGGCGGGAACTACGGTAATTACTCTCGGTAAACTAGGCGTGGACAAAACCCCGTCAGCAACGGCGTTTAATCTTGGCAATAAGATTGTGTTAAGTTATGACGGTGGTAGAAGCTACATTAATACCCTAGGGGTCAATGTTCCGATGCCTACCGAGGGTGCGGTTCCTGTAAGTGACACTATTGCGTCAGAGATACAGAAAAAACAACGTATATATGCAAGAGCTGGTAAAGCGTTAACTCAGTTAAACGCCGACATTTCAACCGCAATGGGCGTAGATGATGATATGCGCTTAATTCTAAGAAACGCCGACGAAGCCGCTATGAACGGAACAGGCTTTATGGCTAAGTTATCTACTATTGCCGATAAAACACTAGGTCAGCTTCCCGGAGTTTCGGCATTTCAAGCAACTCAAGCGGATAAACAATATTTACGCGCTATTACGCAAATGACTAAGAGTGCTTTAGTTGTTAACCCTAGGTTCCCAGTTGCAGAATTAAACAAAGTCGAAACGCTATACCCTAACGTAGATGATTTCTTTGTTAGCCCCGTATCTGAAACTAATAAACTTCGTGAATTAAAACGAGTTGCTTTGGCGCAAAAGAAACAAAATTTAACAAAGTTATCGGCAGGTGGTTTAAGTGCTGAGATCATTAAAGCTGTTCAAAGCAACAACCATGAAATTGACAGGCTTTTAACTTACTTAGGGCCGGTTGGTATTGCACCTAGTGATCAAGGTGGAAATAAAAAGCAAAGAGACGACGCTATGGCTAAGTTACAGCAAAAGGGACAAGGCTCATGACTGTTGTTGAAAATGTTAACCCCGAACAAGAAAAATTAGATGCGGAAACTTTATCGCCCTTTGAACCCATTCGTTTTTCAAAAGCAGAGTTTGATGAATATATTGTTGCTTTTGAAGGTGATACGGGTGGTCCAACTCGTGCCATAGCTAGAACTTTAGCTGATGAAGTTGCAAAGAAAAGACCCGGATATGATTACAATTCTTTGCGTGATGGAACTTCTACAATTTTAGCAGGTAGCGGTTTTGAAGACGGTATGAGTGACGAAGAAGTTTTACAGTTTTTAATTCGAGACCAAGACGGTAACCCTGTTCAAAACAAAGGGTTCTTTAGTGGTGTGGCGCGGACAGCGGCTCCTGCTTTAACCGGATCAGCAGGTTTTGGAGCGGGTTTTAAAGCCGGTGTAGCGTTACAAGCCCCTATACCTCCCGCAGGACCGGGCGCTTTAGCCGTAAAAGCTGTAATACCTTTTGCTACCGGGATTATTGGAGCCTTGACGGGTTACAGTGTTGGCGAAAGCGCACAAGACGCCGTTATTGGAGAGGAGAGCCCTGTACTTCCGGGTGACCGTGCTAAATATGAGGCCGGAAAAACCGTAATGGACGTTGCCGCAGGAGTTCTTAATCCCGCTATGATACCTAAAAAGGTAGTTTTAGGTAGCGCGGCATATTTAAAAAACTTAAACAATATGCGGTCATCTTTAGCGGATCAAGCAAAGTTAGGTATGGAAGGTACTACAACCTTTCTACAGGCCCAAGGTGCGAGCAAAGGTGTTAAACGTCTTACAGAACAAGCCGGTAAAACAACAATTATGGGTGCTCCAAAAGACCCCCTGAGCTTTAGGTTTAACCAAGCCATTGAAACTTTCTTAGGTAAATCAGCAGATGAGTTTTCTACAAACAAGTTAGGTTCCCTGTACAGAGAAAGTAAATTTGCGGCCGGTGCCGGAACAGGTGCTTTTGTGGCAGAAACAGCGGCTCCCGGTAGTGAAGCCGCTCGGTTTGCGGGTGAGATCCTATTTGGTTCAGGTGCATCGATTGCCGGCGCACCCTTCGAGATTTTATATAAAAACAAAAACAACTTAAAAGAAGCGGCAAAGACTACCGGACGAAAGTTTACTAAAAAAGGTCGTCAACAAAACGCTGTTAACCGTATTGTTGAGATTTTAGACGCCTCTGATGAAGATGTAGAAGCACTGATTAAACAATTAAGTACAAATAGCTTTTCAAAAGAACTAGTTGATGAGGCGGGTAACGCTATACCTCAAACAGCCGGAATGCAAACAGGGAGCCCCATACTTCTTGCAATTGAAGCATCTTTAGCTCAATTGGGCGGAGGATTAAGCGAGCAAAGGGTTGCCGGATCGATAGCTAGTGTTAACGCGTTGCGTAGCGTAGTTGTAGCTTTAGCTAGAAGCGGAGATCAACAACAATTACAACTTGCGGCGGACATGGCGCAGGACATATTTACGGCCGGCCAGACAAAACGGCTTACTGACGCTACTGATGCCGTACTTGCCGCGTTTAGACAAGTCGCCGGGGATTCTCCCGAAAACAATATGCAACTTTCAGAACAATTATACAACGTCGTCCAACAACAAATGAAATTTGCTAGAGGACGAGAGAATAACCTGTGGAAATCGGTAGCAGACGCTAAAGTACCCGTAGAAGAAATGATGGATTTTGACGGAAATTTAGACGTTCCTAGCTTTATTGACGAGTGGGACAGCTTATTAC